GGCGGAATAATTCCGTAACGGCTTTAAACATTCTTCGCATCTGTGCGGCTTATGCTCCCAAACCCACCGGAAAAACCGTTGGTTGGCAACGGGAATGTCGCCACGTCCTAAAACGCAATTCCCGAACACTTCCCGTTGTAACTCAACACGCAACCGTATATCTAACCGAAAATTACGAATATCCAATAACGGTTCGTAACCACGTGCAACGCAATATTCATATTCGCAACGCTCGGTCAACAATATTGGCTCCATTACATATTGTCTGTATCGTCCGCCGGGTCTGCCATTTCCGGGAACATATCATTTTCATTTTCGTTGTCTGCATCATTTACATAAACTAACGGGTTGGGTTCCCCATCAGCCCCGAACAAATCCATTTGCGCCTTTTTGCCCTCAAACAGAAATTCGTAAACCTCGTTTTCAATATCGCAAACAATGTTTTCCAACTCTTCCTCAAAACCGAACGTTTCAACGTTATATTTCATTCGTGGGGTATTGATTGCTGTTTTCTGATTGTTTGATATGGTAAACAATCCGGTTAAAACGACGCCTACGTTATCATCTTGCCCGGACAAAGAAACGCCCCTAACCTCTATATTGCCCAAACATTCTTCCGCAAATTCGGCTGCAATATCTGTTTGTTTCTTTGTTGCTTTAAACTCCGGCGTTGCCATCATGGTTTTAAATGACGTTATGTTGAATACACGTCCCATAATCGGGCGCAAATCATTAAACAAATGACGCAAATCCGGGTGTATGTCTTTTGCACTCAATACATGGTATTTGTTCGTGTAACTCTCATTTCCGACAACTTCCGTTACTTCATAATGTACGTCTAACCCGCCATCTTTCAATAACTTTACTTTCGATAATGAAAACTTTTCCTTTGTAGGAATCGGCATAACATTTTGTTTTTTTTCGCTCATAATTTTTAATCTTTATTGTTTCCCGGTTCCTCCGGGTCGGTTTCTTCTTGGAAATACTCGCACGGTTCATCATCAGCACAACGACCGGACAAACAACATACCGGATAATCCACGCAATCAATGCACATTTTTTTTTCGTTCATAATTTAAAAGTCTGTTTCATTTAACAATTTTGCAACCTTGTTTTCCGGCTCTGCATCCGGTGCAAATATCGGTTTCGGGTCGTGAACTAAAACTTCCCTTTTTACCTTTTTGGTCTTTGCGGGTTCCGGTTCCGGGTTAAACTTCAATTGTTCCGCCGGATATTCTTTTGGTTTCAGTTCTATAATACCATTTTCCACCAAAACCGGAATACAACGTTTGCAGGCTTTCACGTCCTCCAACGCATCATGCGCCGGGAATGTTTCGCCGGGGAAACACTTGTTGTAAAGTTCCTCCAATTTCGGATATTTGCCCGGACGTCCGTTTGCATACAATGCGCCAACAAATTTAATTGTTTTCATCATCGTATCAATTCGTTTGCCCTTAAACAATGCGTCCTCCGCTTTTGCGTCGTAATATTCACGACCCATAATGCGCAATATCATTGCTTTTACAATTGACGTATCAAAGTAAATGTTATGTCCGACCAACAAACGGGCTTTTTTGCAATCCTCCAAAAATTCGTCTATAATGTCAGCAAATGGGACGCCCTCGGCGTTTGCTCTCTCTGCTGTAATTCCGTGTACCTCAATTGAGGCCTCCGGTATTTCCCACCCCTCCGGCTTTATGATAAATGAACGTTCCTTTTCGTTTACCGCCCATGCCAATTGCACAATATTTGGAAATTCCGCAAAATCAACGTCCCATTTTGCGCCCTTTGGGGGCAACCCGGTTGTTTCACAATCGAACGTCAAAACATCTTTCATAATGTCGTTTATCTCATTTCCTTTGCTGTCTTTCAATGTTACTTTTTTCATAATAAAAAATCTTTTTTGCCCGTCTTTATTGGGCGTTTGTTCAACATAATTTGCCCGTGTAATCCACACGCAACCGCATTTCAAACATTTAACCCGGCTATATCCGTGCGGCGTATATTGGTACCGGATAACCCGCCAATCTTTCAACGGGTAACATTTACGGGGTTGGTTACACTTGCAAAACATATTATTTTTTCTTTTTTAATCTTCTTGTTTCTTTTTTACGGGTATTATACCCGGTTTTAAATGCGGACAAATAAATAAAATCGCACGCATCAATAAACATTTCGCTTGTCTTGCATAATTTATATATTGGGCAATCCGTACATTTAAGCCGCCCGCTTGCCTCTCTCGCTTTCTTTTCCAACGGGCTTAATTCTGAATAATGCTTCATATTAAATGCTTCTTGGGTCGTCAATATACAAATTATAATTTTCTGCGGCAATCTGCTTTAAATGCTCAATGTGTTCTATTAATTCCGCATTGCTCAACTCCGGTATTTTACGCAACCGGGTTTCATATTCCCCGGTTTCAATATTCGGTATTTGCTCATACATAACCGGGGACAACTCACGCAATCGGCGTTCTGTCTGTTCATCTGTCAGACGTTCGCCCGCCTCCCATATTCCGGTTCTGAATGTTGGTACAACGTAATTGAAATAATACCCTTTCAATGCCTCCGACGAACCGGGGGACGCAACGGTAAAACGGGCGATTATGCGGCTACCTTTGTGCATTGCAAAGAATTGATTTAATTCGCCCATATACATTTGCAAACCGCCGTTGTTGTTAATCATCCCCGTTGCTGTTATCTCTCTTTTTTTCATTATCCAAACATTTAACAAACAATTCTGTACTATTGTCTTTCTTTTCTTGGTCAACCAATTGTTTCATTGTAATATTAAACGCTTCGCCGCCAACTTCCAATATAAACTTTCTTTCGCTGCTTGAATATCCCTGCAACTTCTTATCCATTGCATTTGTATACAATACCGTCATTTGTCCCGGTTCAAAAACTCCTCGTTCCTGCAAACGGTCTATCGGGTGCCGCTTCAATGGTGCGTCCGCCATCATTCCGGCTTTTCTGCGGGTGTTTTCCAAATCGGAAATAACCACTTTCAGATTATTATAAAAAGCGGGTGTTTTCAACACGTCCGCAATTGTCATTTCTTTAACTTCCATATTGTTTTGTTTAAGGGACGCCGGGGAACCGACGCCCCGGTTAATTACTCGCTTTCTGTGTATTCCTCAATAATCAAATCGTCCTGCCCTCTTTTAACTTCTTCAATGAATCCTTGGAACCCGTTTTTCTTGGCAATATCAATAATTGCTTGCAATCTCTTTTCGCCCAAACTTTCGCCCCTCGCTATGCGGAACACTTTAACGGTTGGATTGCTGGCAATAATAAGTTTTGCGGCAACTTCCATAATCTGCGAATCTGAAACTTTTCCGGCAATAAATGGTACGTCATTTAATACCAATCCGTCGTCAGTGAATGAAAGTCCGGATATTGGCAATTTTGCCGACGAAATAAGTTTTTCACGCTCTGCGGATAATTTGGCAATATCTGAATCCATCTTTTCGGCTTCTGCTCTTTTGTCGTCTGCCTGCTTTTTCTTTGTCAGATAATCGGCAACTTTTGCAGCCTTTTTGTTGTGTTCCTCTGCCTTTCTCAATTGCTCGGCTGTATCTAACTTTTCCGGGTTGTTTTCCTCATACTTCGCCAACCAATTTTCCGCATTTGCTTTGCGTTTCTCAAAATCGGATTTTTCTGCCTCAATCTGTGCAACGGTTTCTTTGTAGGTTTGTTCTGCCATCGCCATTGCCTTTTTTGCCGCCTCAATCGCCTTTTCGTATGAATCTTTGGCGGCTTCCATACGTGCCGGAATTTCCTCCAACTGCTGCGTTCTCTGTGCTAACGCCGAACGTACGGTTTTTGCCTTTTCTATCAATTGGGCGTTTTCCTGCTGTTCTCGCATCAGTTCGGTAATGTCCTTTGGTTTGGCATACGTTTTCAAATCCTCTGTTGTCAATCCCTGCCCGGCTGCGTCTGATATGGATTTGTAAGTTTTCAAATCCCGGTTCACTCCGGTACGCTCTGTTTTCAACCCGGCAACCTCTGTATCAATTTCAGCAATTCTTTTGCGTACATTTTCCGGCAACAATGCCTTGACAACTTCAATTTGTTTGCGGCGTCCCTCGGCTGTTTCCGACCAACGGGAAAATTCCACGGCGTCAAAATCTGTATAACCGAAAATCTTTTGCAACATTGAAACGTTATCGCTTTTCATTCCGGTTGTCTTTGATTTTATTGATAACGTGCCACGTGGGTTTGCCTTTGTAAACTTCAATTCAACCTCGTATTCCTCGCCGTCGTCTCCGACAATCATTTTTGCAAAACCTTTGCTTTCTCCGTTCTTCAATACGGCGTCACGGTTCCCGGTCAACAAAGCCCCAATTGCTTTTAATACGGTTGATTTTCCCAACTCATTATCTCCGGTAATGAAATAAACGTTACCGTCGAAATCTGCGTTAAACTCTTTAATTACTTGGAAATTAACCAATTCTAATTTCTTAACTATCATTTTTGCTCTCGGTTTGTGCCGGGGTTTCCCCCGGCGGTTAATATTATTTTTTTGTTTCTCTCATTCTTTGGTATATCATTGTTTGCACCTTAACAAATGCGTCCCGGCTTTCTTTCGCTTCCTCAACCGTGCAATCAGCAATGAAATTTTCCAAACGCTTGTATAATTCGTTCAACTCTTTGTCGCTCATTGCGTGCCGGATTGCTCCTACTTCATCAACAAACTTTCCCATCTTTACAAATCCTTTTAAGTTCTTCCAAATCCTTACGTTTCGGTTCTTCTGCGTTCTTGGTCGCATCAATCAAAGGCATATTGTTTGTTGTTGTCGTCCATCTTTTACCCGTTGCCGGGGACGTGTAAGTTACTTTGTAATATCCGTGTCCGGCAATCTCAAAATCAAAATCGTAAATCGTTGTTTTCATAATAAAATGTTTACTTTCCGGGAACCCGCCCGGTCGGTGTTTGTCATACTTTGAAAGATTTTGGCTTTATAGCTTCATTTAATCGGTTACCGAACCATCATTTAACCCTTTGTAGATACCGTTGCTTACTTTCTACTCTTACGAACTTAATCTTTCAACAGTCTTTTTGCATTTTGGTTAGACTGTGGGGTCTTTCGTTGTTTGACACTGCAAATATACGCATAATATTTTAACTACCAAAATTTTTTCTTTTTATTTTCAAAAAAAACAATAAACCCGGAACGTTATACATTCCGGGCATAAATCAAAATAGCCTCATTTGTTTATCTGTTATTTTAGCAACAATTGCATCAACTTCACTTTCTAAACGTTTACACGTTTCCAATATTTCCGGTCTGCGTTGGGCAAAATATCTGCGTTGATTATGACGCAATTGTTTTGTTAATTCAATAAAATAATCAAAGGCATATTCCCATTCATAACCGTATGCAATTGAAACTTTATGTTGGCAACATCTTGTTATTAAAGAATGGTCGTAACCATATTTTTTACATGCTTCATCAATACTTTCAAAATAACCTATCAATTCCCCGTTCTTAAACTGAAACAAAGGTTTTGAATGTAAACAACATTTGCCACGTTTCCCATAAAAAGGACAATTTTCTCCACTTTTAGATAATCCAATACGTTCTTTTGTTATTGGGTTATTATTATTTTCTTTTATAGTAACCCATCTTAAATTATCAACAGAATTATTTTTTCTATTTCCGTCTATATGGTCAACGCATGGTTTACCGTCCGGGTTTGGAATAAATGCCATTGCAACAAGTCTATGAACTAAACATGTGGTTACTTTCCCTCCAATACATAAATGAATGTGTTTATAACCGTATGTGTTTGTTTGCTGTTTCATCAACTTTCCATTTCTAAACACATTTCCGTTTCTATCAATTTCATATTCTTTAAAATCCGGAATACTTATTTTTTCCGGATTTTCGATTTGCGGGGCTTTTTCTTCTTCCATGTATATTTTATCCATTTTGAAATTAAAATCGCTCTACGTGGCTAAAACAAACGTTCGTGCATGTTGCTTGGTAAATTCTGACGCACCCAACCGGGGTTGTTGCGCAAAATGTATCGTCCAAAGTGCATTATCAACGTGGCGTCGGCGTTCCACAATGTCGGTTTCAATTCCGGGTACAAATTCCCGGCAATCTCTTTGTATCTGCGTTTTCGCTCGCTCTTTTCCTCCTTTTTCCGGCTTATCTTTGCCCGCAACTTCAATTCGTTTTGCCATTTCATAGGGTGTACCATAACAAACGGAATGTCGCAAACTGAAATGATTGCTTTCAATTGCTCAAAGTTTGCCATCATCTTTTGTATTCGGTACAATTTACCCATATTTACGCCATCGGCACCCGGCGTTACATCATCCGGGCGCACGCTCAATTTTTCCAAAAAGACAATTGGCGAACAAATGCTTTTCAAATACAACAAATAGTCTTTGAGTTCGTTTATATCCTTAGGCATTTGTATTGCTGTAATATTTTCATTCGGACGCCATTTAACAATACCCCCATTTGCTCCGGGGTCAATTCCTACTATGCAATCAATTTTCATAATTAAAATAAAACTTGTTGTCTTTGAAACTCAATTAATCTTTTCTTTGCTTGTTCATAATAAACCGGGGCTTTTTCAATTATAGTTAAATCAAAGCCCAATTTATGTGCGGCTATTGCATGGCCCATACTTCCGCCGTGCGTGTCCAATATTTTTTGTCCGGATTTTGCAAAATTTTGTAATAGCCATTCATATAATATTATTGGTTTTTGTGTGGGGTGTATTTTTTCTTCTTTGACTGAACTTTTACCTTGTAAATTTCCATAATATCTATAATCAAAACATTTTGCAGGACAATTAAAATTAGTCCACGCAAACTCACCATCTGAAAAGTTAGGAACCGGATTTTGTTTGTACCAAAATATAAAACATTGGCATGGAGGCAATTTATAATAATTTCCACCCCATATTATACATTTATTAGAAATTCTGAAAAGTTCGTCAAAATAAATATCATTTGGTATATCATTATCCCAATTCTTTTTTTCATGCTTTGACCTTGCAGGTTTTGCAGCGTAATCAATTCCGTATGGCGGGTCAACAATTGCCAAATCAAAAGATTTATCACTTTGGGATTGCATAAACTCCATGCAATCCCCGTTTATTAATGTTATGTTTCCACATTTTTCAATTTTCATCTTTATATCCTCCCGCTTTTGTAAAATAACCTATTACGCCAATTATAAAGCAAACAATAAATAGTTCCATATTTAAAACTTCATGTAGTTATCAACTTGCATTTCCTCGGAAATCATCCGGTCAAATGCTTTTATAATCTCCTTTTTCCGGGCAACCTCAAACGCCGTAAAATCAATTTCCGGGCTTTCGGTTCCTTTTCGGCGAACTTGAAACGCTGTATATTGGTTTATCATTCCACGGGCTACACGCTGCATATACCGGGCAAACGCTTCTTTGCGGTCGTCCTCTTTAACTTGTACATCATCAGCCAACCCGCATTTTTGCAACCATTCATACAAAAACATATCATCAGTTAGCCCCAATATTAATTTCCCGGTGTATTTGTAGCAAAGGAAAATATAACGGTTCCGCCATTGTCTTTGTATCTCAAATTGCCGTATTTGCTGCGGCGTCATTTCGCCTTTTGGTTCCGGCAATACTTTAAACGCTTTGTCAATTACGACGTTCTGTTTTCGCTTGTATGCGTTCAATATCTTTGAAAGATAATCCGCATTGAATTGCTGATAATGATTTTTATCCGGGTTCCCGTGTTTATCTTTCGGCAAAAATTCGTCTAATTCCCCGGTCGTCGCCAACTCAAAAGCTATCTTAATATCCGCCAACGTCATATCAGAGTGATAACGTTTCAGAATATCCAACAACCGGGATTGTATATAATTCCAATCATTTTCATTCTGTGGTATTATATAACCAACGTCCATTGCTATACGCTTAAACAACAACGAAAGATTTTCAACTAATTTTGCATCGTCAATTTCCGCAATTGGTGTTTTTGTTGACGCTGCGAAAACATATTTTTCAACTGGGTTTAATGCTTTGGCAACCTCCGGCAATTGCATCATTCTACGGCGTACTTCAATGGCTTTTGTTCCGGGCTTGGTATTATATATTTCTAAAGCCGTATTTTCTTTTTTTTCAATAGCTCCCATATCAATCAAAATCATTGTTTAAATACTTCATCATATCCGCAATTTCTTTGCTGCTTTGCTGCTCTGTCTTTACGGAACGTTTCATTTTTTCCCATTTTTCGTATTTTTCGGGGGTTGAATCATATTCTAACGCCGCCCAACCTTTTGAAATGCTTTCTTTTATCAGAATCAGCGCAAATTCTTCCGGGTATTTACTTAATCCATTTAAATTTGCTTGTATAGCGGAAAAACTTTTTTGCGACGTTCTCCATTTTGGTTGACACATCAGTATATAAAAATTCCGTTTAAAATCTTCGCTTTCAAATGGAAATACAAGTTTATCAAAATAGTTATCAACTTTTTCAATTACTTGTTTACGCACGTCTAACGCATCCGGCGTGAATCCAAATTTAACGCTCGCTTTTACTGTTTTTTCTTCGTTGAAAAAATCGGCTTGTGAAAATCCGTCCGGATTTTCTTTAGATGCTTTAGCATCTTTCTTTATAGTGTTATTTATATTATTATTATTAATATTATAGTCTTGTAGTCCGTTTTCGGACTGATTAAAGTCCGTTTTCGGACTGTTGTTTAGTCCGTTTTCGGACTGCTGTATATTAATATTATAGTCTTGTAGTCCGTTTTCGGACTGATTAAAGTCCGTTTCGCTTCTGTTCCATGTTTTACATTTTTCTGTAAATCTTAGATACTTTGTTTTCCCAAAAGAACTCAACTCAATAAATCCTCTGTCTGCAAGTTCTTTAATGTTTTTGTAAACTCTTTTAGGGATTGAAAAAAGCAACGGAAAATCATCTACCATTTTTGTTTCTGAATATTGATACCAAACAATGCCATCAACCGTAATTGTATTAGTCCACGTTGGCAATGTCATACACGCTGCAAGCGTTGTTGTTTGAACAATAGTCAGTTCATTTGCAACGGCGAATCTTTGGTCAATCAAAATATTGTAAGTCATAATTAAAAAAGAAAAGCCCCAATTAGAGCCGTTACACATCTAAAAGGGGCTTTGTAGCTAATTAGCAAATATCTTTCAATCGGTAACGGTCGATTGTTTTACGCCACAAATATAATACTTTTTTTTTATTCCAACAACTGTACGGGCTTAAAAGCTTCTTTTACCGCAAACAAATTTCCCTCACTTTCGTTTGGAACAATCGTAACAACCGGATAACGGGAACGGTCGCCGGGCTTTTGAGAAACTGCAAATTGTACGTTCATATCAAAGATAATTCCTTTGACAAACTTCTTTTCTTCCAATATGGCGTCGAATGTATCACGGATATTGGGTATTGTTGACGCCGTACCCTTTGTCGTGAATTGCCATACCCCGCCAACGCCACGAACCAACGGAACAATAAAAGTTACGGTTAACGTTACAATCCATCCGTCGCCGCCGTTTAATACGGCACGGTTGGGGTGCTTTTCCGCAACCCCCGCCATCAAATTGGGATAATCCTTTGTACTATATTGACAATATTGTTTTCCGTTCCATACAAAGAACGTTTCCCCGTCGCCGTATGCTATGCGTCGCCCGTCGTCGTCCCGGTATTCGTACATTTCATTGCAAACCTTTTCCGGGGCGTCGTCCGGGAAAACAATCTGTATTGTTTGCGGTTTCTCGCCGTATGCTTTCGTAAACAATCCTGCATACTTTCCGGTTGGTATAAAATAATCAACGCTTTTTGGGTATTCTTTGCCGTTTGCCGCCTTTTCCTTGTACCCTACTTTGATAAACCCCACACGTGGCAAAACAACACGTTGTATGCCGGTGGTTGGCCTGTTTATGTTTATACGTCCTTTCATAATCAAATATCAATTTCAGTATTCAACAAATCTTTCTTTGTCACGGGTTCCGGCTTTTTAGGCTGTTTTTCTTCGATTTTAGCCACTTTTTCTTTTTTTGGTGTAATTACACGTTTTGCGGTTTTCTTTTCCTTGACGGGCTTGTTTTCCGCCGTTTTTGCCGTTTTTCGTGTGGTTCTCTTTACGGTCTTGGTTTTCTTTTCCTCCGGTTCCGGTTGTGGTTCGGGTTCCGGCTGTTGTTCCGTGGCATTTTCTATTTCATACGCTTTCATTCTCAATTCAAACGCTTGCAATTCTTTTCCCTGCAATTTTTCCGCCTCTGAATGTACGTCTATATCCGACCAACCCTGCATTTCTGAAAAACTTTGAAACGCTCCGGTCACTTTAACAAACCCGTCAGAACATTTATAAATATTGGTTGCTATGCTGTACCATCTGTATTGGTCTAAATTAAAGCCCTCGTCAACCAATTTTACGCCGTATGTGTTCCCAATATCTGTTGTTTGGCATAATGAATAATTGTCGTCGTCGTTGTTTATCAAATCAATAAACTTTTCGCAACTGATAACATTCTGTTCCGGCTGTGGTTCGGGTTCCGGGTCTTTCTTCAAATCCTCAACGGTAACGGCTTTTTCCGGTTCCGGCTTTTTCTTTTCCGCCGGGGCTTTGCTTTTAACAAGTTCCGCCAACGTCAGCGAAACAATATTGTTTGTCAAATCCGGTTCGTTATCCAATGATATTTCCCCGGAAACCGCCGTAAATGTATTATCCCGTTTTTCGTCCTCAATTGCTGCCAACTCCAAAAGATACGGGATTTTCTTTGCGTTCGGGCTGTCTGTTTGGTCTTTCAAATTGTACGTCGGTTTCTTTCGCCAATCTTTCGGGCTGAAATTGAAAACACGGTCAATCGGAATATCCGGGAAATTTTCGTTCCACATCATCGCATATAAATGCAACTGAATTTCCGCTTCTTCGTAAAATCCTTTGCGCCCGCTTTTGAAATCCACAATTGCGTTTATGTATTCTTTTGAACCGGGCTTTGATAACATCGTACACGGCAAATCAATCATTCCGGCGTAATTATGAACGGGGTGTACCAACGCAATTTCCACGGCTAACGGTTTAACGTCATAATCCAAAACAAATTGCGCAAATGCCAATATGTCCTTTTTGAAATCATCAGCGTAATAAATGAAATCGGCTGGCAATTTGTTGTTATCAATATAATCTTTTAATTTGGCTTTCAGTCCGTCCAAATCATAAACCCGGTTAATTATAAGTTCCTCAAATTGGGCGTGCATAAATGTACCATACGCCGCCCGTTCTGCTTTGTATCGTTCCGCCTCGTCAATACCTTTGTCGGCAATCCATTTAATCAGAAATTCCGATTTTGGCATTGTCTGCGATAATATGGTTGTAACTGACGGATAAAATTCCGGGGTTCCGTTGTCGTCAAACTTGTAATAATATCGGTGTCCTTTGCTGTTTAGCTGCCATACTTTATACGGCGGTTCGATTAATGCGCCATCAAAGAACATTGCCGTCATTTCCTCAACCGTCATGCCCGGCACAATTTCAAAAGCCCCGGCGGGCTGTTCTATTTCGACGGCATCCAATCCGGGGACAATCTGTTGTTCATCGTTTATTTCCGGGAATTTATCGGCGGGCAATTGTCCCATTGCTTCCGCCAACTTCTTAACCGCATTTACTGCGTTACCCATTGTGTTTGCAATACTTTTTTCCGGGTTTTCCGGCTGTTTCTTTTTCGCTCTCATGTTATTTGCTCTTTAATTCGTTAAACAATACATAAACCATTAATCCACACATTGCAGAAAACAAAAAATGGATATAATTCCAAAATCCGGCAATAAAACATATTACTCCGAAAATGCTAAATATCATTGCAAAAACCTTTGCTTGCCACGCATCGGAAAAGAAAACATCAACCATCTTTTCCATTTTTTCGATAAACTTCTTTTTCATGGTTTTAATCCTCCATTCCAAACAGATAATCGGCGGAACAACCGCACATTTCGCAAATTATTACTACCCATTCCGGCACAATCCTTTTGGTTGTCCCGTTGCAAAGATTTGTCATATTTACCTGCTGTGCGCTTTCGCTTGCGCCCTCAAATAAACGGGCTGCAATATCCTTTTTCAATACCTTTTTTCCGTTCGCCTCGGAACGGGCGATTGCTTCATTTACTCTTAATTTCATATTGTTTATTTTTATGGTTATTATTCTACGTGTCCGCAATGTTTGCAGGTTTTTTCCTCAAATATCGGTTCGTATTCATACGGGGTTAAATACCCATCGCCGCCGCAACATTTATAATCGGCGTCGGTAACTTCCATTTCTCCGCCACATACCGGGCAATCTCCTTTTCCGACCAATACCAAATTCAGAAATGCGTCCAAATGTTCGGAACGTACAACCGAAATTCCGGTTGCTTTGATAATGCCGGCAACATCAGAAACCGGAACGTCACGTTCGATACTATCAAACAAAGTGCATCCCCAAAATTTCGGGTCGTCTTGTATCATTTCCTTTTGGATTAATTGATTTACAATGATTGTTTCAACTTCTGTTGCTTTCTTTCCGGCTGCTTTCGCCAAAATGTTCAATTCTTTGTCTTTTCTGATATTCATATTATTTCGCACTATCCCCGTGCGTGGGCTTAACTTCAATGCAAAGGTACAAATATTTCTTTAATTACCAAAAATAAATACTTTTATTTCAAATTTATTTTTGCGGGTTGTTTTGCAATTTACGGCAAACAATATATTTTTGTGGTACCGCATCAACCATATATCGCTCTCGGTTACTGCGTAAAATTCCCCCGGTGCATATTGATTTATGACGCCGGGGGGCTTTTTATTTCTTACTCTGATAATACAACCATTTGTAAATTTCGCCGTAATATCCGGTTTCCAATACTGCTTTTCGTATGGTCTTTGCGTCGTACTCGCCAAATGTTACGTACTCATATATTGACGGGTTTTCATGCAACGCAAATTCAAATGTTATGTCAATATATGCGTCGCCGACCTTGTTAAACGCATGGTCAATCGGTTTTGGGACGTTTGTTTTTCCCTCACAATAAAGAATCCGTTCCGGGAACGCCTCGCAAAGTAAATGGGAATTTCGATAACATTGTTTAGGCCGCGGCTTAATTACATGCTGTATATATTCCAATTCGTAATCCTCCAATACATCAGCCGCCGGAACTATTTTAACGGGCTTTGCGGCGTTTAATAAGTCTTGGAAATACGCTTTTTGTCTTTCGTGCAAAGGTAGTTCCAACATCATTTCAATTTCTTTTATTATTATACTTTCCATACAATTTGTTATTCCGTCCATTCCTCAATATACATTTCATACGCTTCTTGGCAACAACGCCCCTCACAACTTATATATCCATTTGGGACGCCGTGGGTTCCTTTTTCGCCATCATCCAAAGGACAATATAAACACAAATCGTCGCTTAAATCATCAGCTGTTTTTAATTTAGGGTTCTTTATTTGCCATATACCCAATAATAGGGTTGCAATTAATAATACAAAGAAAATTAATATTATCACGTCCATATTTTAACCTTTCATTCTACCAACATAAGACAAATTCAATACATCGTACATTTGCCCCATAACGGCAAATTCTAACATTGCGTCGCTGTTTGCAACGTCGTTTATCCTCAACAATGGGTATTTGTTGCCGTAATCCGTAACGTACCCGTCCGGTTCAATATCTGAATATATCCGGTCGTTGTCGCTGTTTTCAAAGTATTTATTTAGGCTTTGCAGAATATTGTTTTCCAAATATTCTTTTCCCAATACTGCTTTTATTTTATCCTGCTTTCTTAATGCGTACCGCATGGCTTTTAAGTATTAAACCGGGGATTGCTCCCCGGCTGTTTATTATTTCAAATATGCAATTGTAAGTCCGTTCAACATCTGTTTTCCGTATTCGATAATTTCAGAAACTTTCTTTTCTATTGTTTCCGGGTCTGTTGGGAAACGTTCGTCTATGCTTTTATAAAAATCCGCTTTGTATGTTTCCAACCATTCCGGGGATTTGCCTAAACGCCTTTCTATCGCAATACATTGTCGTGCCTCTTTCAATGCCGCCTCACGGTCTGCCATATATACGGACGTTGAATAATTAGCCCGTTTTTGCGCCCCTGCCAATCGCTTTCCGTAATCTCCTTTTCCTACCAAATCCAAACGACCAAAATAAAATTCGCCGCTAACGCTGCACGCCACATAATCACGGGTTGACGTCCTTTTTGAAACAACGTTTCCGTTTTCGTCCTTAACTTCATATAAGTATTTTTTGCCCTTTTGGGTCTTTGTCAAAATGTACTTTTCCATGTCTTTGTTATTTTATGCCGGGGTTTCCCCCGGCGTTGTTTATGCAATACGAATTAAATTAGCTTTTTTGAAACATCTGTATTCCTGCTTTTCTGTATCGAAATACGTTTGTACCGTGTCGGCGGGTTTCCGGGTTCCGGTTGTTGCCGGAATTGTTTCCGGGTTTGTGGTTCCGTATGCCTCACGCAATGAACCGTCTATTTTCTGAAAATAGAATTTTACTATTCGCTTTTTCATTTCGGCTTTTAGCTTCATGTTTAACCATGCACATTTTAAAGCCTCTGAAAGTTTGTAACCATTGCGTTTTACGAATTGCCACGCCAATTTGAAAATCTCACTTAATTTGTTTCTTTTTTCTGAACTCATACGAATTTGTATTTGGTTCCGGGAACCCGCCCGGTCGGTTATTATTTGCTATAAAATACTACTTTAATACCACGTCTTAGTTTGCACTCTATTTTGTCACCTTTACCGTTAAATGCTCGACGTATCATTTTGTTTGCCATTTCAATACCTACTAATTTAATCAGTCCGGAAACGCCAACTAACGTATTAATCTTTTTGCCGTCAACAATTCCGTTTACCTTAATACGAAAGTTCATGTTGATTTCCTTTGTTGTTCTTTCTAAACCGTTGAATATTGAAACTGACATAATTTTAAATTTTAATGTTCGAGGAAAACGCCCCGTCGTTGTTGTTTGACAATGCAAATACACAACCTTTATTTTAATTACCAAAAGAATTTATTTTTATTTTATCGGAAAATGGCAAAAAATTCTGTTTTTGGTTCAAAAGATAGTTATTTTGGGAGAATTTTCGATTTAAGCCACTTTTTCGGGCGAAATGTGTAATTTATCCATCCGGGAAAGAAAAGCCCGCTACGGGGCTAAAAATGGGCAAAACTAAAAAAGCCGGGGAAAACCCGGCTAATCCTTAAAAACAATCTTATAAATGGAATGAAAAAGTATTTGATACAAAAATACTCATTTTTCAATCTCTATATATTCAACCCCCATTATTTTTGTATGCGGGTTCCTGCTGATAACATCAATTTCCCGGTTCTTTATTTTCTTGGTTTTCCATAAAAAACCTAACCAACGTTTGTATTGCACCGTTTCGACAATCAACAGACTATCCCGGTTTATATGCGTCCCGGTAAATTGGCCGTCCGGCGTGGCGCATCCGTGCAACTCAAAATACGGTTCGACAATATCGACGCATCGTAAAACGGTCGTAACCGTATCGCCGAGCAAATATACAACACTATCCCGGACGGTTGCCCGCAATTCGTTGATTGTTTCCATTTGGGTTGTTGTAACCCGTTCCAACTCCCGGTTCTTTGTCTGCAACGTCTTTATCAACTCCGCATCGCTCGCCCGGTATTTTTCAAACTCTGACAATTTCAGTTCCAAAACCCCAACTTTTGCGGCGTTCAAACTATCTTTTGTTTGGTACCGGGAAACGTCCTGCAATAACGTTTCCGTGTTGGTTCTGTATTTGGCCCTTTCCCCGGTTAACTCATTAATCCGGGAACGTTGCACCCATATTGTCGCAATGGCGGCAACCGCCAAAGCAATTGCCGCTATTATTAGATAGTTTTTCATATTATACGTTTTATTGCGTTATAATGAATTTTGGCGATACGTTCACGCCCGGCGTCCGTCATCATAAAACGGCAATCCTTTTCCGTATCCATGAAAAAGTTTTCGGATAATACCGCCGGGCAAACCGTATGTTTCAGAATATAGAATTGGCTTTCTTTGTCCGGGTCGCCGTCCACATAATCAAAACGCATTTTCCAACCGTCCGGGGCAAACTCTTTTTCCGCTTCTTCGCAAAGTACGGTTGCGATTGCATCCGCTTTGGTTTCCCCTACGCTTGTATAACATTCCCACCCGGTGCCGCCTCCGGCGTTCCCGTGAACGCTAAACAAAACGGCGTTGTTGCCGCAATCTGCATGGATAACGTTTGCACGTCGGCAACGTTCCGGTAATGATACGTCGTTGTCCTCCGGTACCAAAATTTCAAACTTTATTCCCTCCGCTTTCAACATCGCCGCAATACGGCGTACAATATCACGGTTAAACTCCCATTCTAACAATTGGGAACCGTCCCCCCAAATAGGGGAACGTTTCCCGGCACAATCCACGCCGTGACCTCCATCAAGAATTACAACTTTACTCATTTTCGTTTTCTCCTTTCTTTTTATTGTTTTTGTCGGGGTCGTCCCCAAATTCTTTTTCCAATCTGTCAATTATCGGTTGCAAATGCGACGGCAAAGCCCTTGTAAACTCCAAACGGATAACATGGTAAATAATACGTAATGCCAAATTTCGGGGGTACGCAATAATCAGATTGCGGAACGCATTTTGCAAATACACATACATAAACACGTATGTTAGTGATTTTACCACGATAACCGCCGCATTTTCATCGCCGCAATTTTTCATTATTACAAAAATCGCCTCCACAATAAACAGATACAAAAGCAATTCGCACAATGCGTTTTTGAACTTCCGAAACGAAAAGTTTTTGCATCGCACAATCGCCACGCCGTCCGCCCTCATACCCGCCCAAATATTGAACGCAAACATTACTACTAACGCATAAACAAAACCCTTTGTCGGGGTTAAATACCCAAATAACGGGCTAACCGTGGAAATGGCAATAATACGCCATTGTTCCCAATTCATAATTCTTTCCATTATTCCAATATATTTGTTGTGTCAATTGCACTTGTATTAAATCTTTCGCCTACTGCCTTCAACACACATTGCCTTGCAACCTTTGCATAATTTCCGCTTATTATGCCTAATACTGCATCTATACCACGTATTGACTTATTATAACATGCTCCATATATCATCATTACAAAAGCCGCCGCCGTACAATATTCTGCAATATCATTTGGGTGTAAACCATCATCCGTAAAGTCTGCATTTGGTGTTTCCGAACTCCAAAATTCTGCGCCTCTGAATTGATTTAAATGTTCTCCCCAAAATGCAACATCTACATTCCTTAAATTTTGCACAACCACGCCGTTTGGGACAATTAAGTCAATATCATAATATGAACATACATTTTTTGCACATTGTATTATACCATTATACATTTCTGTCTGTGAATTGTTATAACTTGATAAACCCGTATATCCTTTTGCGTATGCCCATGTCATTTGCCATCCGATTTTAACCCCGCTATTTGGACAATAATACCTTGCATATTTTATCAATGTCGGCAAATAAGGTTCAATTGTTTCCCATTTACCACTTACAAAACTTGCTTGTTGAAAAGTTATCACATCCCAATCCGTAAATTGTAAGCAATCGGATAATTTTATTTGGTTACTTGTTGTCGTATTTCCGCTTTTATCTGTCGGGTCTGCATTACCTATATACGTTGTTTCGCCGTTTATTTTTTTATATATTCTAAACGCTGAATTTTCGTCGTATGGCTCATCATTTATAATACTATTATAATGTTGGTATAAACTTCCACCTGCCCTCATTACAATGCAATATATTACATTTTCAATCCCCATAGCGTCAAACCACATTTGCAACTTTGATATTGGTTGGTCTGCAAAGCTATTTCCTACATGTAAGACTTTCAATGTTTGTGGGTTTTTAGGCAATGAATAACCGTTAAATGCGGGCGCAATCTTCATACTATTTGCTATGTTAGCCGCATTTGTTGCTATGTTAGCCGCATTTGTTGTACTTGCACAATATGGGCTGTTTGCTGTGTCTTGGCATACTGATTTGTTCAACGTTCCAATAGATGTATCAGTATTTCCAAATATCAAATTCCCAACAATTCCGTCTGTGTTTTGCAGGACAACTTTTGCGGAAATATTTCCGCTTTTTGCTTCTGCATAAACTTCGCCTACTTTTACATTTATCTGTAAAACATTACTTGAACTATTACCAATATTTATCTGATAAATATCCGGTTCTGCGTCTGTATTTAAACGCAATGTGCGCAAACAATAGTCTGTTCCTACATCTAAACCCTCAATATAAAATTCCTTGAAATACTTGTCTAAATCTGTATTCAGAAAAAACGTTGGCTTTGCATATCCTTTTTGTATTACCGTTTCTTCTTTTTCCCAATTACCATTTTTATTTGTCAATATTGCAATTTCTCCAAATATTTTTACTCCACCAAAATTTGAATATATACCATTTTGTGAAGCTATATAAAATATATTTTGGTCGGGCGTTCCGGGGTTTGTTTCCGGTGTTGCGATTCCTGCAAACGTTGAATTTGCACCCACGGTTGAAATAATAGATAATAAAGCATTTTGCAATATTGCCCCGGTAATTTCTTGGTTCCCATTTGATTTAATCACGTCGGCAACCGCTTGTTTTAATTGTTCATAATTTCCCATAATCTAATTAATTTAATTGTTGTTGAAATCATTATTGAAATCGTCGTTAAAATCTCCCTTATTACTGATAATATACCCACGCCCTATTTTCTTCACGACGGTATTTGTTTTAAACTCAATTTCCACGCTCGCCAAATCCCCCTGCGTTTGCCATTTCGGGGTAATTAAAAACGTGTCGCAATCGTATTCCCTGCCGTATTTATCCGTTATATGAATGTAATCAGCCATACGGATAAAACGCATAACGTCGCAAAGGAACTCCGGTGCCAATATCGTACATTTAAACGTTTTGACTGATATTTGTTTTTCCGGAAAAAAATACCCGTCCCGTTCTTCTCCGTCCTCTTCAAATTCATAATCCGGTTTTCCCAACTCTGTACAAAGGTACAACGTATTTTTGAAATCCGGGTTTTTATATACTATTTGCCCGGCGTCAAATACCAAATTTTCAATATCCCACCATTGTATTTTTAAGTAACCGGAAACATCTTGTACGACCGTGAACATTTCAGAATACCACGTTTGCACGCCATCCGATAACGTGATATAATATATTCCGTCCAACTGATTTAATGGCATGGGTAAAATTGACGGGTACAATATAACATCATAACCCAACGTTTGAAACCGGACAATCTGCAATCCGGTTTCTTTCATGTACGTTGTTATGTTTGCAACTTGCTTTCCGGTCTTTTCATACAATACCACTGACGTAACATTATTTGACCGTGTGTTTCTGATTATCTGAAACGGTAACAATCTATCAGCCGGGGCAAACAACGGATAAATTGCGCCGTATGCGTAACTTTTACGGTGGTTCTGTTCGTTTATTGACGTGTACCACGGTAAAACGCTTATATTGTTATTCTGTATCATATTTCAACGTTGCTTTTATATTTCTACTACACAAATTTACTGAAAGTTTATCAACTTGACCGTTACCAATGTATGTTTTAATTAGCTGCATAGGATTTGGGTCTGTGGTTCCTGCCGGGAAATTTAGCGTTTGTTTTTTCTTTCTCTCAATACCAATTGCATAATTTGGGATATTATTTATTTTGAAATTGCGTGCTGGCATATCATAAACCCAATATGTCGGTTGTATATTGATAAACGCTAAAAAGCCATTTTGCAAAAAATATTCCACCCCATCAACGGTTTGTCTTGTAAACGGCAATTCCAATTGTCCACCTCCGGACGGCATAACCGCCGCAAACAATGCGAATCCATCCAAACTAATTGCACCGGGGTTTAACAACATCGAATCAATATCGGACGTAAAATTGGAAATATTTATTTCTTCTATCTTTCCGGCTGTTACATATTTTGACGTAATCTCTATTGGCAAACCCTCAAACGGCGTTGTTACATCGTCCATCCATTCAAATTGATAACGTTCCGGCATATCTACTTTATCAAATGAATATTCCGACGTCGCAAAAGCTAATTTCTTGCCATTCCTAACGTTTTCTAACTGCATTAAATCATAATCAATAATTGGGTTATATCCATACGAACCGCCATTTCTGAACCAATTTATTTGTTCAATCTTAAATTTTCCGTCCTCAATATACCAATAACATTTGTAAATATCCCGTAACATCGTCATAATCTGTTGCAATGTAACCGGGGCTTTTTGCGCCGGGGTTTGATATTCGCCATTAATGATATTGCTTTTCTGACTTATTAGCAACTTAAATGACTGCCCGGAAATAGGATTGTTTGTGTTATAAAGAAATTGGCTGTATTCCGGCGTCGCTTCATGCGTTATTCCGGGCGCAAATTCTTTTAATAGCACATTGATACATGACGACAATGTAAACGCATCACGCAAAGTATATGCTTTTCGGGCTTTTTCCTCTAATATCCAATCCATCAGATAAAACCCAAACCATAACGACGCATAACGCCACGTTGACCGGGCGATTGGATAAAACGTTTGTCCATATATGGAATAAGGCGGCTCAAAATACTTTCCACTGTCGGCTAATCCCCACTCGGTCGGCGTATCTGAAAAATTATTAGATATAAATGCCACGTCGATTGCGTAACCAATTGCCCGGCGGTAATTTCTATTATTATCTACAATATCATCGGACGACAACGGGTATGTATCTAAATCGTCTATTTTATCAACATCAACCAAATATCGGGCGTATATATTATAACTTTTCATATCGGCGTGCATCGTACCCGTTGCTCCGGAACCCTCAACGGCGGTTAAATCAAATTCTAACGTATCAAAAGGTTCTTGCGTTATCTTTGTATACCGGAACATTGCCACATCATCAGAACGGCGGCGTATCTCAACACCTGCTAGCCCAATAGGTAGCCCACCCGCAACTCGTTTTTGTGCAATATGGATATAATAATTTACATTTAATTCCGGGTATAAATCTCCCATAAATTCATCAGAACTTACACCCGTCGACATCCGCCCAATATAAAGCCCGGATATTACCTCCGGGGAACCGTGCGACGTAATTTGTATTTCTTTCAAAATATTACATAGTGCAAAATGATAGGTTTGTATTAATGCGTTTTGGTCAGTCGTGGCGTTTGCGTCTTGTTCCCAATTCGTGCCGCCCAAAAAGCACGAAACAATACTATCTCCGGGAGCGTATATTTGTATCAATGGGCGTTTTCTTATTGTAAGAAATTCGATTTGTGGGGCCAACTCAATTAAATTGTATTCCTTTTCCAATCCTGCCAAAACGTCGTTGTATTGGTCTATTGTTTCCGGCTGTACCGTAACCAATTTATCATCATCATTAAACGTACAATCCGTTTTCATAAACTTTGCTTTATAGTATTGATTGTATGTTTGTCCCCAATCATCGCTTTTTTCGATATATAGGAAAAATTCAGAATCAAACGGGGCGTCATTGATAATATCGTAATCAGCACGGACAAAGTTTATTTTACCGGACAATTTAGCCCGGTAAAACCTTTGATTTGTTTCCAACTCATAATCCAACGTTAAATCATCCTTATAATTGGGGCGGACGGTTTGTTTGGTTCCGTCCTCCCCTATCTGCAAAAAGAATCTATATTTTGGTGTCATAGTCTTTTTATTTTACGTTTCAAATTCTTGTAACTTTCAATCGTATTTCCGTCGCCATCCACGTAAACCCGTCGTCGGTTCTGTTCCTTAATTTCCCTTACATCATCCGACAAATTGCGTAAATCCGGGCTTTGTCCGGTAACGTTTAACGTCAAACCGTCGCCGTCTGAATAGGATTTTAAATACTTATGTGCAAACGTACCATTGTTTAGCGAATTGATAACGTCCGGTATTATCTTTCTGAAACGGCGTGAACTTCGTTTATTTATCACGGCGAAAAATTCGCCTCCCTCGGCGCGTCGGCGGGTTCCGTCCGGTTTCGTTCCTAAATCAATATCATTTCCGCTTTGGTGCGAACCGCCCTCCAAAAGTTCAACGGTACCGTCGCCGTATGTTTCCGTTCCTCCGGTTCCTCCGGTCTGTTTTGCCAATTGCGCCGCCTTGATTTTAGACGCTGCAAAACTCGCCCACATTACGGCAATTGCAGGTATTGCAAACGGGAAACCTAATTGCGACCATATCAGCGCCGTTGCTGTTACCATGTTTCCGATTTGCTGCAATGTTTGTATTGCTGCCTGCTGTTTTTGCGCTTTCTGTTGTTCTTTCAACGCTTTTTCTTGGTTTTTCTTTGCCAAATCCAACTCCTTTTGCGCTTGTACAACATTATTGGCGTACCCGTTTGCCCTTGCTTCCAATTCTGCATCCAACGCCGATTGTGCGGCGGAAACCTCTTTATCCGCTTGCTCAACGGCTGCATCTGCTGCGGCAACACGTGCCGCCGTGAATGTATTTAACGCATCCAATGCGTATTGCATAGACGTATTAATTGCCTCTTTTTGGTCGTCGTCCAAATTAAGCCCAAACAAACCGTAAATGTCTGTTCCTCGTTCCTCCCCTTTGGATTGCTCAATTTCTTGGTCTATTTTTTTAATAGTGTTTTGAATTGTTTGTACCTCAACATCAGACAATTTATTGGCGGCTTGCTGATTTAATTCTAAAACCTTTTGCAAACGTTCCTTTTCTGCTTGCAAACGGAATTGAGTTTTCCGGGCTTCTGAATTTCTCAACAAATCAAACTCCGATTGTGCCAACGCTTGTTGTTGGTCGAATATCTGTAATTGCGCTTGCAAATATTCGTCCGCAATTCCGGCTCCCTTTGCGTCAAAACTTGCATTAATCGCCGCGGCGTCCTGCTGTTGCCCGGTCGGTTTCTGTTGGTTCTGTAATAATGCGGTTTGTCTTTCGTTTTCCAACAACTGCATCCGCAATTGTCTTTCCTGCTCGCTTCCCTCTTTGACTGCTTGCAAACGTAATTCAATGCTTTCTTTCTGTAACGCTAATTCCTGCAATTGTCGGTCTTGTTCGATTTTCAATAACGCCTCGGTTTGTTGCTGTTCCAACGCCGTAATTGTGGCGTTTATCGCTTGACGTCCGGTTTCGTTCAAATCCTTTTCGGTCTGCAATTGGTGTTGTAAATCCTCAATTTGGCGGGAATACTGATATTGCGTTTGTTGGCGACGCTTTGCCCATTCGTCGGTTTCCAACTGCAATTGTGCATCCTGCAATTTTCGGGTTGCTTCCAAATTCTTTTTATATGCCGCTTCAATTTTCTTTGCTTGTTGTTCTGCTGCCTTTTCCGCATCGCTTTTACCCCTTGGCTTTACGGTTGGGTTCTGTGTCGTTACGGGCTTATTGTCTGTTTGTGGCGTCGGGGTATCTCCAACAGAAACCGGGATTGTTAACGGTTTTATTTTCTTTTGCATACCATCCAAACCCTCTTGGAAATTTTCTGTTATGTCTTTAACTTGGGCTTTAACCAAATTTCCGTACGCTGCTGCATAATCTGCCAATCCTTTTTTTACTTCGTCAAAATCTAACGTAAACGCCCCCTTTAATGCGGTTCCGGTTGCTTTGACTATATCAATAAAGAATCCAAACAAATTTCCCAACGTATCAAATGTTGTTTTGAATCCGGCAACAATCCCATTCCAAATTGCACGTATTAAAACACTTTCATTGTATAACTCAATCAAGTAATTGACAACATCAATAACCCCTTTTATTATCGCCGTCAATCCTTGGTTAACAAAAACTTTTGCCTGCGTTGTCAACGTTTCAAAATTCCCTCCGGTTGCGTCAAACAACCCGGATAATGCGTTTTGCAACTCAATTTGGCTTTGCAATTGTTCCTCCTGCAATTGCGCCAAAACTCCGGCTTTCCCTTTTACTTCATCCATGTTTGTTGAAATATCTTTCAACGTGCGCAAATACTGCAATCCGGCGTCCTCTCCGGGCCCCCCGAATATATCTGCAATTGCAGCCCCGACCGTTGCCGCATTATCCGGCAATTCTGCCAATTTTGCGGAAACGTCTTGTATAACATCGAACGTTGTTTTGGTTCCGGTCTGCAAATCTTTTTGAACTTGTTCCGACGAAATACCGATACCGTCCAAAGCCGCCGCCGTCGCCGTCGTCATTTCACGCAAACGCAAATTTGCCTCCTTAATTGCGTCAACGCCTTTGTCTGAAAAGATACCCATTTTGTTTGTTTGGGTAACAATTGCAACAAATTGGTCTGCTGATATTCCCGCCTCTTTGAAATATGCCGGGTATTCTTTCAACGTGTCTAAAAATTCCCCGTTCGCATCGCCTCCGGCTAAAAACCCATCCTTAACCAATTGCAATGCCTCATTTGCAGAAATACCAAATTGTTTTGATAATGCGTTTGTTGCAATCAATGTTTCCCGGAAATCTGCGTTGAATGAATCGGCGACGGCTTGCACCTCATTTCTAAACGCTTTCAAATCATCGCCACTTTTCCCGGTAAATTGTTGCGTCAATCTCGTTGCCTCAACTAACCCGGCGTTATAATCGTACCACCATTTAAACGCCGCACCCGCCGCCGCAATTCCGGCAATCGCCAAAAAAACCGGGTTTGAAAGTAATCCCAACAAAGTTTTTCCCAATGCTTTTGCCCCGTCGCCAATAGCTGTAAAAACGGCTTTACTTTCAGCCCCGCCACGTCCTAACGCCAAAAGACTTTCGCCAAATGCGCTATTTAAACCTAACGTTTCTTTTAATTTGTCGCCATACGCAATAATTGCGTCGGACGCCTCCGTATAATTTCCGACGTTCAATTGAAATTTCCCGGTTGCTTCCTGCAAACGTTTCATTTCTTCGTATATTTCTTTGGTTTGTGCAACCAATTTTCGCCCCTCCTCGGTGTTTTCCCGTTCGGCTTTAGTCATGTTGTTTAAATAAATCTTATTCAATGAATATTGCGCCGATAAACGGTTATAACTACCCTCGGCGGATTGATTTATTTTCACAATCAGTTTATTAATTTGGTTCGCTTCCTGCTGTGCCAATTTTAACTCAGCTAACTTTTTGGCGTTCTCGCTTTCTGCAAACGCCAAATCACGTTGCGCACGTGCCAAACGTTCCGCATCGTCTGCGGCTTTTTTGGTTGTCTTTCGCCCGTCCTCCGTTGCGCCGGAAACCTTTTTCAGAATCTCCGCCAATTGTATTGCTTCGGCTTTGATATTTTTCAGCGCATTTGTATATGTGTCCGAAAGTTCATCCAATTGTTTTATCAAATCTGTAATCGAATTATCCGGGCTTATTAAATCCGAATATTTGATTGGGTTGTTATTATCTGCCATACGCCGATTATTTAGTTATTTACGGGAAATTTCCCGTCTGTTGCATTTTCTTTTCTCAAATGTGTAATTTATCGCCTAAAAATAAAAACGCCGGAAATCGCCTTATTTTGCCCTTTTTTGCTTGTTTGCTTTTTTGGCTTGTTCCTTGATATACTCAAATGCGTTGTAATATTCCAAAACGGTAAATTTCTTTGGATCAACATGCAAATTTTGGGACAATATCAAACACATATTTTCAAATTGTCTGTCATGCCTAATTTCCACGCTTTCCGAACCGGTAAACGTCTGCGGGTTGAAATAGGTTATCAACTCCGCCGTAATGTCGTCAATCTCTTTTGCGTCCGCCTCGGTTGCCCGACCGTCTATTATTGTGCGTAATACAACAATCGTTCTTTGTTTCAATTTATCGTAATACTCTTTCAATGTCGCATCATCGAACAACCGGGGAAAATACAAACGCAATTCATCGTCTATTTTTTTTTTAACCGCTTCCAAATGGGCGGTTATCTCTGAATTTGCAACGTCTTTAAAAAGACTCATTGTTTGTTGCAATCCATCATCTGACAAATCATTTCGGGGTTTACCATTTATTGATTTAACCAACACGGCAAAAGCCAAATGCCGGGGGGAAACCTCGGATTGAATGAAATATATGTTTTGGCGCATATTTTCCAACTCAACGGTTGCCATGTTTGGCGTTGGGCTGTTCAAATAACGTATTACCTTTTCAATATGTCGGTCAAAATCCGACAAATCGGAACCAACCCCGGCGTCAACCAAAAGCATTTTGTTATACTTGTGGAAACGCATAATTGGCAAATCCTCGATTGAATCATACAACTCAACGTTCATTCCTTTTATTTGTACATTCTTCATAATAAAACACGTGTTATCATTGTACTACAAAAGGGAACGCCCAAAAATGAGAGGTTCCCGGTAAATATCAACGCAAAGAAACAAATCAAAACGCAAGTCCACCACGACAAACAGAAATCGCAATTAAACATCTTTGAAAAGAAATCGTTCCCGTGAATCTGTACCCATTCAATGACGCCCCATTTGCGTAATAACGTCAGCACAAAAGCCGCTATTAATGCGACAACAATAATGTTATAAATAAAATGTTCCATATACTACAATTTACATGTTTCTCCAATACTCAATTCGCCCTCAAACCGGAATCCGCCGAACGGGTGCATTAAAAATTGGTTGTCTATTTCGTCCAAAGAAAACCCCCGGTAAATGTTTTCCGCCAATTCATAGACTTTGTTTATTTTATAGCCTCCATGACGCAACCAAAACCCGCCGTTTAATACGTCCAATATTTGACGTTTTAACGCCTCTTTGTTTCTGTTGCTTGCTTCGTTGAAAATCTTTCGATAATCAAACCAAAAGATAATCG